AGAATAATAAATGACATAATTGAACCCATGAGCTGACCCCATAATTGGAGCTCGCCCTCTATCTTATGACCGACAAGTGCCTTAATGCACAACTCGCGGTAATCATCAGACAGACCCACAGAATCACAAATAAATCCCATACACATACGAGACAAAGTAGGATTGAGAAGATCAGTTGCACTGGAGTAATCCAGCGAATGAAACTGTCCCTTTTCCTCCTTGAATAATTCATTAAGATATTCTTCCGTAACATCAGGCTCACCTAAGAGTCTGAACGGACGGAACTTCCTCATAATCTTGTGTAGGAACTTCTGTATTGGTTTAAGAACGAAGTAAGTGAATGGAGGTCCTTTAGAAATTGTCCTGACCTTCAACGCTTCGGGTAGTGATACCAAGGACACATCAGCGTCCTCTTCTTTTGCACGTAAGAATGCCTTTTGATATACTTCTCCATAAATGGAGCGAACTGTCTCTTTAAAGACATGTTTCACGGTATAAGGTCTTACATCTTCATTCTCATTCTCCTCAGAACTAACTCCCTCCAACGCATTTCCATATATCGAATCCAAAAAGTTCTCAGGTATTTTGTCGGGTATAAAACCGGCATCCACCAAAGTTCCAAATGTACCTAACTTCGACCTCGAGGCAGTATAATTAGCCTTCACCGAGGGAGCATATGGTTTAGTCAATTGACGATCTGTGATTTTTCGTCCTTTGAATAACTCTGTTACCGTTCGTCTTATTTCACAAGATATTCCAGCTAAACTGGTATACTTGGATGTAGGTACAGGATGTGTTGAAGTAAGAACTTTCTTTGTCTCCTCCTTTGCCTTGTTCAAGGCATCTTCCTCTGGTCGTGGCATACCCTTTTTAGAATAAAGGATACCCACAGCGAATTCACGGGCACGTTTTGACTTCATTATAAGTCTAATGAAACGACCTAGAGTTCCTCCACAGAGTTGACTGGGGACATCTTCACAAGCAAATGGTTTCGCTGGAAGTGTACAACCCAAATGGGAAGACATGAAAGCAGCTAATTTGTATTTCAAAAACTTAATCCAACCACAATCCACTGAGCATAATTGCCAGTGAACTAAAGTCTGATCAGTATTGAATCGCTTCGAATTGAAGCCGAATAATACAGAATAGTCTATTAGTACTTTCAGAGATAGGGAGAGCTTTTCCTTAACGGTTGCCGAACAAGCAGCCGGGAGGGGTCTTCCTACCATAGGACCGACGGATTTAATCTTTTCCAGAACAGACGTGATGATGGTATCACCAATTTGCGATTCCTTACGATATAATTTCTTCCCTTTGGGTAAGACGATCGTAGGACAAACACATTGGTTAACCAAATTCTCACTCTGATTTTGGGGATTCACTTCCACCGGATCAGTGATCATGATTGCTCTACAAGAACTGAACGGTTCCTGTATTGTGATAGTCA